TTCTACTCTTTTAATATCAATTAAATCATCATCTAATTTATACCATCTTTGATGCTTTTTTAAATCTGTTACTTTTGATACAGTATAATTTCTTTTATGAGATGCAATATCATCTAATGCATCATTAATTAATTGAAACATATATTGTTCCTGTTGCCTTCCAAATAGCTTTTCAATTTGTTCTATAATATGTTTTGCTGTCATTATTTAGCTCCTTGTTGTTGTTGTGGAACTACATTTCCTGTTGTTAAAGCTAATACACCTTCTTGATATTGTGCCTTTAAAGTAGAAATTATTGGTAAATAAAGTTCAACATCTTCTTCTACTGCAAGTAAGTATTCTGCAGCTGTTATTGCAGCTCTTAATACTACTAAATGTTCTGCTTCATCTGGAAAATTAGCTATTATTGTTTTCTGACAAATATCATATGTTTCTGTATCTCCTGCTGTAAATGTAGGATATTTTACATGATGAACATTAGCTACTTGTGTTGCTTCTGGAGTAGGCTTAACATATAATGTTGCTGATTTTCCATCAGAACCAGATGTATTAGCATCAATCCAATAAACAGGGTCAGTAACGCTTGCATAATATAAGCTTGAAGAATCGGTAGTTAAACCTCCATATAATGAAGGAACTTCTCTACAAGGAGTTTGATATCCTCCAGAATTAGCTGATAGTCGAGTTACAAATAATACATCTCCAGATGAGTCTATATCCATTGTAGTAGTAGAATCATTTAATGTAGTTGTTGTCGCACATTTCATTTTTAATTTAGGAGGAAGTATATTAATAACTTCTCTTGCTGCATCAGTCATCCATTGAGCTGCTGATTCATCAAAATCATCACCAGTTTCAGTATCGCTTGTACTATCTGCATCAAATCCTGTTAATGCATGTATTCTCGCTGCAAAATCCAATGCCATTATCTTTTATTCCTATCTGCTATATCTTTATCCATTGTTGTTTGACTAAATTCCACTTGTGTTTGTCCACTCCAAGTATTTCTCATATTAATATAATCAGATACTTTTCCTTTTATACCAAACACTTTGCCACATTTACATTCAGAAATTTTACCAGGAACTTCTTTTACTTTGCTTCCACATATACAATAATAAGTTCTCATTATGCTTTTTTACCTTTTACCCCATGTTTTTTTTCCCATTTCTTAAATAATTCTTTTAGTTTTTCTGAAGTATCTTCTTTTGGTGGTGATGGCATTTTTTCTTTTTTAGCCATTACTGCTGCTTTTTTTGGATTCTTTAAAGTATTTCCACCCTCTTTATACATTGGATTTCCAACTGCATTATACCCAGTTTTACCACCACCTGCATACATTTGTTCACTTCTCATACTTCCATCTTTAATTTCATATCCAGGATTTTCTGCAACCATTTTTTCTGCTGCCATTTGGCCTTCTGTATCATATGGCATTTTAGCTACAACTTTACCTGTTATTTTGTCTTTTACTTCTGGCATTATTTTTTACTCCTTTTTCTTGCATCAATTATAGGATAATCGTAACTGATTTCCTCTGGTAATTTACCTGTTTTATTTATTTTTTCCAAAATTGGTTCAGTCTCTGCATTAACAGAGTCCTTTTTAATTATATACTCACCACCTTCAACTTCAATAGGTATTCCGCCTTCTGCATGAGATGGGCCATTAAGTTTTCCTCCATGTTTTGCTATATCTAAAGTTTTAGGGTACCCTTTTTCACCAGGTTTTGCTGGTCTTTCACCTCTTTTACGTTTTGCGTGGATATTGGCCCACAAACCTTTTCTTTTAGCCATTATTAAGCGTTAGTATTAACTGTAAGTCCGCTAACAACCATAGTAAGTATTCTTTCACCGCCTAAATTGCAATGACTTACAGATATAACAGCATTATTCGTTGAATCCAATGCTGCAATATAATCTTGTACGTCTCTTGATAAAACGCCAACACTTGCGTCTTCTGCTGCTGCTGATGCATCATGTATAAAAGTTTTTACTTTTGTATTTGTATCACCGTATGCTGCCATTATTTTCTCCTGTTATTAAAATTAAAATCTTTAGTAGATTCGGGAGCCACCTTTTATTGATAGCTCCCATAGTTCTACAAAACTATTAATCCTTATTGATTCGGATTATGATGTTTGTATACCATTATTAATGCTACTAAACGCAGTAAATACATATTCGTCTCCATAATACATTACTTCAACAACATCTCCTCTTTGAGCAGTTGTGTCAAGAATAATGTTAGAAACTTGTGTTCCTGCTGTAGAATTAGCTGCATCACCACCTGCGTCTTTATTAACACCGCTTAATATAGCACTTCCTGCTGCGATTGTAATATCTGCTGTAGGAGTTTCTTCCCATACAATAAATTTACAATTCCAACCTACTTTATTTTCAGTTGCTGCAGGTAATGTTATAGAAAAAGCACCGCCAGAAGATTCGCACATAAACACTTTACCACTATCAGAAATAGCTAGTGTTTTTGCTGCAGATACAAGCTCTACATCTTTAACATCGTATACTTTACCATAGTTATTACTATTTGAATTTAATACATCACTTCTCATTTTACACGCCCTCCAAATTAATAAGTGCATGAGTTTCAGGAAGACTAACTTCAAGACCTGCTTCTGTAAGAATCATATCTTTACGTAAATCCTCATCTGCTTGTTGCACATTAGTTGTTATTGAAGTATCTCTATTTACACCATTACCTACAAGAGGTCTATATGAAACGTGTTCTAAATCAACCATCATCATAAACCCTGCTGCAAATCCTCTAAATAAAGGTTCTGCTACTAGAGTTACATCACCATGAACAGTTTGAACTTTATTAACTAAATGTCCAAAAGTACCAGTACTAGATGGGAAATTATATCTTTGGTCGCCATCTGTCATAGAACCGCTTATTAAGCCTGTTGAACCTAGTTTGTTAAAGTGAGATATTACTGGTCTTGAAGCTAAAGCTAATTTAGCTCTACTTCCACCCCTTGCAGGGTCGAACATAACTTCAAAATCAGTCAACATATCATCATATGTCCATTGTGCTGCTGTATTTGATTTATAATATGGAGCACCTTCATTATAAGATAATTGAGCACCGTCATTAACAATATTTGAATAACCGTTATAAATAGTGCTTCCAACAATACCATCTGTGTATTGTATACCACCTGCACTACCTCTTTGGCCAAATAACATTGCTCTTTCAATGTCAATTTTATGCTCTCTTAATTTAAGATTCCATATTCTGTCCCATTCATCAGCATAACCTCTGTAAACAGTTGCTCTTGCTGTATTAGTCATTTCACAAGCTGTTTTAAAGATTTGGGTATATCCATAGTCATTATCAAGCTCTTGTGAAAATACATCTGGTGCACCTGAACCTTGTTCAAAAGAAGTACCTATTACAGTACATTTTGAATCATCAGCTAGTGCAAGAGTGCTTCCACCGATTACTGATATTGATGTAACGTTACATGTTGTTTGAGTAGCACTTGAAGTGTTATCAACTGTATCAATACGTACGTTACTTGTAGTTGGAACAGAATTACCATCAACATCGCCAATAGCAACGACCATTCCAGGAATCAACCAATCAACACCATCTCCTCCAGCAGTATCAAAGATAACAGAATCAGTGCTTCCAGCAGCAACTAATGTAATGCCACCTTTAAGCAAAAAGCTTCGGTCTGTCATTGAAACTTTTGTTCTATCTTCTAAAAATCTGAATTGAGAATCAGATGTTGGTACTTTACCTACTTTTGACAAATATACAAAAAACGGAGATTCTTCTGGAGCTAAGTCTGCGACCCTATCGCTAAAATCATACAGTCTTCTTGATGGTATAGTACTATTCTCCTTATTTACAATACGCTAGCTCGACCTCCAGCTTTAACAATATTATTCCACATTTCATCTTTTTCATCTTTTCTAATTGGTTTCTCTCCAGTTAAAACACCTGCCTGTTGAGGAACCGCCTGATTTTGACGAATCGAATCAAGTGGATTATTATTATTACTTTCTTGTGCTGGTTGTTCACCAGTTACAGCTTTCCACATATTAATTGCACCATCAATGCCATATTCAGCAGGGTTTTTACTTGCAAAATCAACAAATGAATTTATTTCTTCAGGTGTTAATCCTTTTGCAGCAAGTTCATTTTGAAGTTTAGTCATACCAACTTCTTTTTGATT